CGGGGTGTAGCGCAGCTTGGTCAGCGTGCTTGACTGGGGGTCAAGAGGTCGGGAGTTCAAATCTCCCCACTCCGACCAATATAGAAATGGTGAAAACCTTGAATCGGAGCGGTTCAAGGTTTTTAGATTTTTTAATTATAAAACAACCGTGATATTAAATATCCACTGAGATAACAGCTTCCTTATTGTCAAGGTTGTCCACTTGTGCTGATAAGCAGTGATTTCAGCCACATTGACATAGTGCATTCAACTGCTCATATGTAACCAAATAGTCCATGTCAGGCAAATATTTATTTCTTGCTGATTTTTGTTTATCATATTATAAGCTCGCTTTATCATTTTTATTACAATATGAATAACAGCAGAAAAGTTGTAGCGCGATAGAATTTTTGAGAAATTCGGACAAGATAAATGAGAAAATTCAAGCCATTTTTTAGAAGATTTCTAGCCTCACAACTTATCTTATAATGGTAATCATCTGTGGATCATACTGATACACCTCCTGAGATCTGCTTCCTCAAGGCTAGGATTTCTTCAAAAGTGGTAGCGAGATTGTTTAAACTGCTCGTATACCGGTTTTTTGTCTGTGAAAATTAGAAAATTTCCTTCGATTATGTTCTGTTCCTCAATGAGAAACTTGTCAGTATTCTGTGATACAATTGCTGCTCTTTCGACAGCGTCTTTGTACTGAAATATTGTATTCATTCAATTTCACGCTTTAAGCGTCCTTAATTACTTTGGTGATAATGTTGGTTATTGCGGTGCATAGCCGGAAATTCTTTATTATTGGGTAGGTACTTGAGTCCCCCCTCATTCCGTATAACTGAATTAAATCCCCTGCGGTTACTGCAATATCTTCCGTATACGTTATGAATGAGCTATAGGTGGCTGTCATATCCTTCATGGCGCCGACTTGGCCGCCGTTTTTGTATATTACACATGTCGGGTATGATGATGAGGAGGAGGACTTGCACCCGTCATACTTTACCCTTACTACGCCAGAATGAGACACTACTTGGATTTCTTTTATTTTTAACCACCCTGCTGCGCCTGTCTGTACTTGCGTATCGGCTGCTGCGAGTAAATTATCCCCGGCCGATAAAGTAATCCCGGCTACTTTCCCCGACCCGACAGCTCCGTCATAATAGCCTTCTGGAATAGCCTGATCTAACCCTGACGGTGTAATTACTGTACCGCTGCCAACTTTGTTTAGTATAGCACCATTAACATTAAAGATCGTCTTGCCAGATAAAATGTTTGCGCCGAGCAAATTCGCATCGCCCTTAATCGTCTGTACCCCAGACAAATACTGACCAGCAGCAATCGTCTGAGCTGTCGTTCCCGGTGTGATTGTCGCTGCCGACTTTGACGGAATAGTCCCCGTAATCTTGAGCCCATTTACATAGGCGGTTATTCCAGATAACATACCTGCTGCGGTGGCGGTCGCATCAGATGTATATGTGCCTACGACACCACCCACCGTCGTCCCTGCTTTTATTACAGCTGCGGCTATATTTGTTATGGTCGCCTTGACTTTTCCAAGCCCGTTATGGTATCCTTCTGGGATTGTATATTCTGCACCTTCCATTGTAAGTGTTTGTATTCCTACACTCCCGTTGTTTACCATCGTCCCGGTCAGACCGGTATCATCATCGTTGCTGAATATCTTTCCCGCTAGTACGTTTGCCGCAACCGCATCACCTTCCGCACTAGCGTCCAAGAAAAAATATGACAGGTCCGAACTTAGAATGAATGTATACGGTTTCCCTGATGTGAGTTTAGGAGCCGTAGTGGAGTTTGGTTTGTAAACTGGCTTAGACTCAAGTGTATTAAGCTTTAAAGTTGTAGCTGCTCCCCCGTTGTCACGGCTTGCAATTACAGTTACCTTCATTCCAGCACGATATTTGTTTATGCTTTTCAAAACTATTGTTATAGCGGTTGCGGTACCTCCTACAATTTGAGCATCAAAATCCGTCATTGTCTGATCAATAATGTCCATATTGTCATTCTGAACGCTAATGTCATAATAGTCTTCTCCACTTGGTTTTATGAGTTTATAATTTGTAGTTTGTGAAGCCATTGATTAATTACCTCTTTTCTCAATTGTTCGTGCGCATTACATAATGGGCAGTTAAATAAATTGTATTAATGAAAATGTTATTATTAAACCTCGCAATTCGTTGTATGAAATGCGAGGTTTTTGTTGTTGCTATTTTCGTTTGCTCCGTTCCAAGCGCTTCCCGTGGATCATTCCCAAAGAAAATGCTCTTATTATTGTTTCAAATAATCCGACCTCAGGGTATGAGTGAGCAATCTGGCGCAAATCTTCATTAAATTCTACGGGATAATTTTGCTGTGATATAATTCTTTCCATTTCATCTTTCTTAGCATTAGTAAGCTGTGAATACTTTTCCATATCTAACCCCCCTTAATAGAAAGCCTTGCTTCAACCATTTATTGATTTGTACAATGATTATCCTGCTATATAAACGATGTTTTTGTAAAAACATGTCGGATAAATCCTAAATAGATAAAATTTTGTACTCCAAGGTCATAAAACAAATAATTTTGGTTATCAGGATAAATCAATTCGCTTAATTGTTGAATTCCGATCAAATAGATACTGCTCCTAGTCCATGTCGTTTTATTCTACTTTCTTAGCCAGCATTGCCCGCTCAAGTTCTTCAATTTTATTCTCAATACCTTCGAGATTTTCATAGGCCTTATGTGTTTCTCCGTTCCAATAGTCCTTATTTTCAGCTTTTTTATATTTTTCACATCCCCGGGCAAGCCAAAATAAAAAGTTACTCATAGCCGCTCTGTATTCGGCTTCCAGCTGCGCCTTCTGCTGACGATATTCTCTTTTTTGGTCCGCTTCTTTTTCTTTCTTGTTCAGCCTGTTTTGTAGATAAACAGTGATAATTCCTCCTGCCCCAATTGCAGATAGTATTATTTGTCCGGCAAAAGCAAGTACATCGTTTATAAAAATCACCGCCTTTATGATTCGTCTTCTTCGATAAGATCGAGATATCGCTCGAGAAGGAATGCAGGGCCTATTAAAAAGTTGATAATCATCTTCATTTCAGGCTCTCCTATTTGACGCCAAGCTTGTCTAACAACTTCTTGATTACCCAAAACAATGACGCGGTAAGCTCATCGAAATAGGATTCCTGCTTGGACACTTTGATGATTTCTAAAGTTCTGCGATAAATGTCTTTATCACCATCAGTAGGTTTTTTGCTGACAAAATCGCAGGCAAGAAGTTTTTTGATCACCCACCATATGGAACCGTTATAGGAATCATTTAGTAAAGAAATCAGCGTCTGTTTGTCATCAATCCTGAAACATGATGTGATCTCGTCAGTCAGTTTGGCTGCTTCTGACATATGGTTTGGTACAGAAATGATCCAGTAATACTTCACTTGTGATTGCAGCAGCGCTATTGCCGCTTTCGTTCTATCTGTTCTTATACTGTTTGGATCATTGATCAAAGCGCTTCCGGCTTCAATTCCATACCAGAGGATATAGTGACCGGAACTCGTCCAATTCCCCTTTCCCATACAGCATACCGCCCAGTTTCCGGTTTTGATTGATTTCAGAACTCTTTCATGGGCCTCTTTGGCCGCAATTGATGATTGGCTATAAATATTTATCGTATTAATTCTTTCGACAGCAATATCAAATGCTTTCCCCTGAGGAACAAAATAACTGTAATATGTGCCCTGATTCGGAGCTTTATAGCCGTTTTTCAGCGACCATGCACATGTTTCTTTCGGCGTTATACTCTTATCCTTCAATATAGCGATTGCCATTGCCATGCAGGACGGCCCGCATCCAGATTTACCGATTGTTGTTGCCTCTCCAGATGCGGAATAATCCATGTTCACCCATCGGGCATCTGTTTGCAAATAATTTATTGGTCTCATATGTTGTCCATCCTGAAGACTACGCTTCTTCTTTGATTGCATCAGGATTTTGAGTTTCATCTCCGGTCTCATCCGAACTCAAGTTACCCACATCCATTGATTCAAAGAAATTTTGTATAATTGTTCTAAATTTGCTGAGATCTGCGTCTGACATACTGTCAATAGCATCGATTATATTAATCGCAGCTTTTTGGGCATTAGCCGTGTCAATTTTGCCCTCAACGGCCAGATAAATGAGGGCGGAAGAACATGAGACAACACAACCGGCGATTAAGCCGGCTGTTGTTTCAGAGAAATTGCATAAAATCAGGATTCCGGCCACGATCTGCGAGACGGCCACCCAGAATTTTCTGCTGATTAATTTAGCTGTGATTGACTTCATCTTTACCTCCCAATCCGTACGGTATCCTGTATCCAAGTTCTTATATCGCATAATCTTATCACCAGTTTCTTCCCAACTTCTTCTTGCCAAGCAGTTCTGTAGGAAGACAAATGGAAAAAAAATCTTGATTCTGGATTTTGACCGCCTTCTCCTTTGGAAATAACGGCCTTATAAGATAATTTTCTAACGTCTTGTTGTACCTGTGGCTTCATTTTGTTCCAAGCATTATCAATATAATAGTCTCCAATTCCGAAGTCGTCTTGTAGAACAACGAGTTCCCCACTAAACATATCCTGATCCGGCTCCCGATCAAATACCGCTATATTGACACATATGCCATCATTGATAAAACCATATATCATAATCCAAATCTCCTTAACCGTTATATCCGATAATGATAACACCTTGATAACCATTGCCGCCATTACCACCACCTCCAGCGCCATATAGCGTGCCACTTGAGCCGTAATTACCGCCTCCTCCAGCACCACCTATTCCACCTCCACCTCCGCCTCCACCACCGTACAGGATATTATTTAGCGGACAGTAAGCGCCTAAAGTAGAGTCATATGGGGCTCCCCTTCCTACCGTTCTACCGCCCGAATTAGTTCCGTCACCACCATATCCCGATGCACCGTTCCCACTACCACTATACCCGGTGCCTCCACCAGCACCTCCATCACCGCCGAACCCATCGCCACCTGAACCACTAAAATGACCACCTTTTCCACCTTGCGCAGTAATTAAACCAAAAGACGTACTACCACCATCACCGCCGTTAGTATTTCCAGTCTGACCTGAGCCGCCTGCGCCAATCACTACAGCAATAGACGTAGTTGATGATATCTTATAATTCTGTATGAATTTTGCATAACCGCCGCCGCCACCGCCACCTCCTGTTCCATATGCTCCGCCACCACCTCCTCCACCTGCACCTAAGATAAATACATCAATGAGCATACTGGCCCATGGCGGAGTCCAGCTTCCGGAAGCTGAAATAACTAAGACATTATTCTTTTTTACAAAGTTCTTCAGAACGGCCTCTACATTAGTTAGTCCACCGAAATAATCGACTACGTTAGTCGATAGAAGTGACTTGGCTGCTAACTGGTCTATCCAAGTTGCTATACCACTCGATCCGCCGTAGCCTAAAATTTTATCATTTACTCCCCCAGAAGGAACGTGCTTATTTCCTGCTGTTGTAGGATGCACGTAGTTATTTGCATTCATATCAACACCATCTAACTTGATCTTGTCCGTAGTTGACATTAAACCATTTGAGGTTTGTGTTGCAACTACCGACATATTGTTAATTATTCCTCCAAGTGCAGTATTCGCAGATTCCCTCGCCGCTTTTTCCGCCGAAATATTGTCTGCATTATTTCTGAGAGCCTCATCAATGATATCCATATTGCTGTTTGAAACATCGACATCATAATAATCAAGTGGATCTGGCTTTATAAGACCATAATTTATCGTTGTCGTAGCCATTAACTAATCACCTCATTTCTTAATTGATAATGTGTATATGCTGACAATCGAGAATGGGTATAGGCATGTAATGTCTGATTTGTTGTGAAAATATAGATATAGGAGTAGCTCATGTGTGCCGGTTTAATCTCTTCAATCGCCTCTGTTAGATCGTCCATATTGGGAGGCATCCCAATAGTGCCGGTAAACTTGACTTCAAATCTATTTTCATTGTTGTGTTCGATAATTGTCACTTCACCATTGGAAAAGCTCTCTGCGACATTTTGAATCATAGCAATCGTAGTCGTTCCTGCGCCCCGGAGTTTGCTCATAATTCTTGAGCGGCGGTAGGCATATGGCTTTGATACATCCGGCTCAATTCCAAGGGTTTTTTCCCAAATGTTCAGTCCCCATGTAGCTGTAGATACATTGACCTGTGAAAATAAATCAGATTTGGCTTCCAGAAGTGCATCTGTCCAGTTACCAAAAGTTCCCTGCAGTTCAACCACCTGCGGGCAGCCATTATAATAATCGGGAAGTAAATCAATCAGATTCATGCTTGGTCACCTCCACAGATCCCGGTACAGGCACTTGATCGGGTCCAATTGTTATGTTTCCGTTGCCTCCGTTCACTGTCAGTATGGTATAATCGGTCACTCCATCGATATCTAAAAGCATGGCGGCAATCCGGTTGTATACCAGTGTATATTTCGAAAAAGCAATGCTCTTCAAATATGTATCCAATGCCGAAATAAAACTTGACTGCACGATCGACGCTGTCGTTGAGCTATCTAAAGTCACCACAGCCTCAACATTAACCTCAAGCCCTTCGGCACTGACCACCGTTACCGTCGCGCCGATAGGACGTTTTTCTTCTATGTATGACGCACAATTTGCCACGATAGTAGAATCCACCGGTTCATTATCATTTCCGACAATCAAAACCTTAACTGTTCCTGAGCCGTTCCAAACAGGCATGACCTTCGCAGAACCTACGCCATCAACAGCAAGAGCCCATTGCCTGTAATGAGATGCGTTACCTGAGGTTGCAGGATTTTGCAGGTAATCGTAAAGCCTCGACACTAACGCTGCATCGGTTTCTTCATCCGACCCGCCTGTTGCTGCAGTATTAGTTACGGAATTAAGACCGCTTACCGTGACAAGCTGATAAATTATTGTATTGGCATTTACATTGTAATTGTCTCCGATTTCTGCTGCTGTCGCGGTCACTTCTGCCGTTCCATTCGTTATAATTACTGTTTCGTCTGTTTCAAACTGCAGCCCATCAGCCGTCAAAAGAACCTTTCCAGCATCAATTTTGGTATCATCTGTGCCCGTAAATGTCAAATGCACAGTCGCCTTTGTTCCAGCCTTCCGGTTCAGTCCATACTCCGCACACCGCTTATCAATATATTCTCCCGACGTCTCATCAACAAAGGCGATTGGAATCATAGCATTTAAGGCCTGATAATATTTCCATATTTCATAAGCAACGGTGCTGACCATATCATTGGTAAAACTTCCCTCGCTGATATTAATATCGGTACTTAGCCGGCTGAGAATATCGTTTTTAATCGTTTCAACCGTTAAATTCTCATACATTCACTTCCACCTCACCATAAATTGTTTTTAGATTTGCCTGTACGCTTAAAACTCCCTCGGAAAATACCGCGGTTATATTCGAAACACCGGATATATAAGGGCAGACCAACAAGCATTCTTCTACGTAACGTGCCGCCTCTGATTGCTTTAACTCCTCAGTAAATGGCTGTCCAATCAGGGATTCCACTTCGTTGCCGTAGTCCCAGGTATATATTCCATGACGGTATCTGGCAGTATGCAGCGCTTTCCATGCCCATACCACTACAGCGTCCTTCCCCGTTACGATAACCGGCGATCCGTTTTTATAAACAGGTGCATTATTTTTAAAATCCCATTGAACTTCCTTAAAAAGAGGAAATGACACTCCGCTGTCAGAAGTCTCTGGTTGAATGCTTGGGAAAAGTGTTGTACTCATACCTTCACCACCTTGCAAATTATTATATAGCGCTGTTCATCTTCGATGGGCATAAGCAGCACCGTATCTCCAGCGTCAAATTCAGTCAAGCTGCTGTTTTTCAGCAGCGTATCCTTGTCCTGAATCGTTTGGGCAACATTTACTTTCAGCGGAGCCGGTGTTATTACATCTCCCAATCTAAAATAGACGGGCACCTGCTTCCTTGCTTCTTCCCGTATCCCTCTTACCAATGAAGAGAAAGGATTATCTTCCAATTTAATCACCCCTCTCAGGCTTCTGTTTGAGTGGTTTAAGCAAGCTTGCCCACATCTTTTTCATCCATCAGATTCTGGAAATTGATGACCAGCTTATTGTAATACTGACCGTTTTTCCAAGTATGAACATCACTGTCAATATAAAAAAGCCCGTATAAACCCGTATACGGTTCCTGTACAACAACAGTATTTCCTGTAATGTTAGTCGGATCACCCAAATTTTCCACAGTGATTTTTTGAGATACACCATAATCTTCCAATTTTTTTTTGGCTTCTGCAGTTGCATCATTATCATTGGCTTGTCGCAGACAACTTTGCATAACTCCATAAAGCTTTTTCGCCTCACTAATTTCTAGGGTATTAATAAGATTATCTTTTGAATTATAAATCCTTACTTGATTAATCATATTTTCAACACTCTCTGTTGTCGAAGCCGAAACGAGATTTATGCCGCCCGTCAGGATCATTGTTTTGTCAGTATTCCCCTTCTCTATGACATCAAGTTCAAGTCCTCTGAATCTTATCAGATATTTTTTCCCAGTTGTAGCCGAAGCAATTGTATAAGCGGTTTGAATCATGCTGTACAGGTCCACACCGATAAAATTTCTGCTGAGTTTTACACCTGTTGAGGCAAGACGGCCTACCGAGATTCCGAAATCGGAGCATATACGTTTTGTTATAGCCTCCGGCGTCCAGTTGGGAAACTTATATACCGCCTCGTTCCGTTTCAGATAAATCCCATAGTCAAAGCAGGTGAGTTCAATGCTGCTGTCAGATGTACTTTTACGCCTGGTAAATATTATTCCATTAAAAAGCTCTTTATCGTCCAGTGTTAATTTAACTCTGCACCCAAGCTCACAGGGCACTACCGGAATATTTGCATCGGTAGGAGAGGATAATATACTGAATTCCAAGGTCCGCGCACATTGATTATAATCTCCAGATAACGTGATATCTGGAACAAGCTGAGTAATATCTGTTGTTGTTCCTTTTTGACTTGTAATCGACAATTTTATCATTCAGATCAGCCCCCTTAAACCAGTAAGCTTTTATCAGGAATGTTTATATGCTGTCCTGTATAGATAAGATTGGCATTTTTTATATTGTTGTACTTTGCCAGTTTAGGATATAACGCCGCATTACCATATAGATTTCTGCAGATTGCACTGAGGGTATCACCTGATTTTACTTTATAGTCACTTACCTTGACTGTTGTGGAATCTGTTCCTCTGGCGTTGTTCTGGGTCCCGGCAGAAACATTTACTGCAGCCGCCAGAGTCCTATACTTCCGCAGTGAAATGGATGCATATACATCTTTCGTTCCATCCTTTTCACCATACGAGATATCCTCAATCAGTACCGGTACGTTCACCATTGTGTCTGAAACAATAAATCGAATCACCTTTCTTGCGTCACACCATGCTTCAAGATGCAAAATATATTGATACGGATCTGTGTAAATAAGGTTATGTACAAATGGGTAGGACTGAGTGGGAAATAAGCAGTCGATTTTAAAAGCACATAATGTGCCATAACCTGCAATATTAACATCGCCCATTGTATGGATATTGATCGTTTCTATCTTTATACCATGGGATACGTTGAAGCTATCCGGTGTAACAGGAAGAACAATTTCAGTGTTTGAATCCGGATCTCTGAACATAAATTTACGCAAACTTGATCCCCCCTTTCCTAATAAGCCATTACCATACGCGTCTTTTCAATTTCCCGGAACAACGCGCTTGCGATTTTTTGGATATCTGTTTCTTCTCTGACCGTAAAGTTGTTTCCTGTTATGGTAACGCCCGCTCCGTTTTTATAGCTGCGGCTTTCACTCGCAGTCAGAACTCTTTCACCTTCATGAAGCATAGCAGGGAAATCATCATAGGGGACGTAGCTTAAGCCGTAAGCCTTCCCATATAAACCCCTCGGGTTATTAGTCTTAACTTCATTTGGTTCAACTGATGCTCTTCCTTTGGATAACTCCCCTTTAATGTCATACACATTTTTCCAACCCGCATCGTTTGCCTTTGCCGAGGCCTGCAAATTTGTTACCAATTCTTTATCAGCTTCCTGTGCATGCTGAACATCCTTATCACCGGCATACTCATTTGATGCGATTGCACGTGCCTCATCCAACAAGGCCTTTTGCTTTATTGGATCATTAGCTGCAGCGTTGAACTCTGAATTCATGGTTTCTAATCGGGTTATCGATTCATCGGAGTACCCAGCTTTACTGAGACCGCTGACATTCCCTGTCAGCAGCGCCTCTTCCGCACCCATTTGATACTCGTTTTTTTTGTTTTCCAGCTTGGCCATCGCTTCAGCATAATTTTTATCAATTTCTGCAATTGCTGCGCCCTTACCGCCAGAACCGTAGAAATCTGCTTGATCGGCCAGCCCGCCTTCCGTAATTACTCCGTTTTCTTCGCCGATTCTTGCTGTATTGTAAGCGTCCCCCGCAGCGGTCGCATTTTCATTATTAACCTGATTCAACCGATCTGTTGCTTCCTGAAAGGCTTTGGCCGTTTCAGAATCCTGATTCGCGGCAAGACTTGAAGCATCTGCAACCATGCTGCTTCGTTCCTGAACGATTCCCTCATACTGTTTTCCGACATAGTCTTTGAAGGCGTCATCTTTATTTGCATAGTTTTCCAAGGCACCGTTAATCAATCCTAAGCCGGCTCCAAGAACTCCTCCTACAGCCGCACCCACAGGACCTCCCATTGCAAATCCTAGCTGCGCTCCAAGAACGCCCGTACTCAAGGCATTTCCGGCCAGTGCACCGCCTTCTGTTCCAAAAGCACTGTTGGCATATGTGGTGGCAGCATTTGTTACGGTGCCAACGGCCATCCCACCAAATTGTTTTTTTATTTCACCTTCAATGCCGCTGTCCGAAATCACCTTTTTTAGCCCTTGAAAGCTTTTCGTCGCTTTTTCGTTGTTTACAACCATTGCGGCAGTGCCTTGCGTAATAGTACCATTATTTAATTTGTCAGCGGCTTTTTTGACTGCATCGATGTCAGATACCATTTGTTTTAAATTATTTTGTGCGTCTTTGGTATCAGCGTTAACCTTAAACTTTTTTTTGTTGATATAGTCGAGTTTATCGCTCAGCGAGTTCAAATCGCTGTTAAACTTCTGTACCATGCCACGCATCGATTTAATGGTTCCGGAAAAGTTATCCTGTGCCACAATTTCAATGCTGATCTTTCTTGCCATGTTGTAACCTCCTCCCATTTGTTCAGCCCGGAAACGCATTTCTTCCCGGATTTCAAGCGTATTTCCGGGCGTTTGTCAATTCATCCATGTATTTTTCGAAAAAGGCTCTTATTACAACCTTGTCTCCCGGGGGAAGATTGTAATAAGAGCCTGGCAGGATGTTGTGCCGGGTAAACAGGTAGTACATGACCTGAGTTTCCGGATCCTCATCTATTTTTTTTTAATCTCTTCAATGGTTGTGGCCCGATACCCGGACAGCAGCTCAACAGCCCTGGAAATGTCCTCGATCTCGCCGGGCAGAAGCATCGCTTTCACCAGTTCGGCAGGTGTCGAGGCCTTGTACTTTTCCTGCAGCTCGCGGGATTTCAGATTGGGCGAAAC